GCCATCCCGTTTGCGTGCGTGACGGATGTCTGAGCCTTCCCTGATCTGAGAGCCGGGCGCTGCTTGCGGCAGGCCCGGCTCGTGCCGAACCTGTTGCGGAGGTCCGACGTTGGAAACCCTAAGTCTGTTCGATACTCGTTGCGTGCGTTGCGACCGGTTCCTACCGGAAGAGGCCTTTTCCCCGTCACAGCGGCATAAATCGGGAGTGTGGTGCCGTTCCTGCAGGAAGGAACACGACGCACACAAGAAGAAGAAGAAAACCCTGGTGTGTGCACATTGTGGGGGGGCGATGTGGAATACCCCGAGATCGGGGTCGCTTCCGCAAGGTCAAGCGGTGTGTCGGCCCTGTCGCAAGACGTATCCCAAGCACGGTCCCTATCTGTCCGAGGTGAAGGTGGTTGCTCCGCTTTACGGACCTTGGCTCGTTGAGGTGACGATGATCCCGACTAAGGAACTCAAGACAGGCGAAAGAGGACTTGGGTATGCCCATCAGCAGATGCGGAAGCGGTTACTGCCGAAGGCTTACGGCCAGCCGTGTGCCCTGTGTGGGTACTTGATGGTTCAGGGGCAGCGACTCGACTTGGATCATGTGATCCCCAGGAAGTATGGCGGGATTGGCGGTCCGGTGCGGATTGTTCACGCGTCGTGTAATCGGTCGCAGGGTGCTCGTTTGGGTAATCGTTTGCGTCACGGGGTGAAGCCGCTTGATCGTCGGGTATCGCGGTGGTGATGCGGGCTCGTTCGGTTGCTCGAGCGGTGAATGCGGGTGAGGGTTTGAAAGAACTTGCTTACGAGCTGGCGCGCCGGGTGGATGATCCCGAGTCGTCTGCGTCGGAGGTGGCGTCTTGCGCTCGCGAGTTGCGGATGGTGCTCGCCGCGTTGGCTGATCAGCCGGTGGCGTCGCGAGGTGATCCCCTTGACGAACTCAGGAAACGCCGCGATTCCCGACGGAGAAGCGCCTAGGGGTTGCCAGGTTCCCCGTATCCGGTCGGTGCCGCCGTACGTGTCTTCCTCCGGTGACGATGTCGTGGAGTTGTGCCGGATCGCCGGTCTGGAACTCGATCCGTGGCAGCAGGACGTGTTGCGGCAGGGGTTGGGTGAGGATGCGGCCGGCCGGTGGGCCGCTTTCGAGGTGGCGTTGGAGGTGGCCCGCCAGAACGGCAAGGGCGAGGTGTTATTGGCGCTCGAGTTGGGTTGGTTGTTCCTGATCGATTCGACCCGTGTGGGTAAGCCGTGCCTGATTTTGCATACGGCGCACGAGTTCAAGACTTGCGCTGAGGCGTTCCGGCGGACGGTCGGGTTGATCGAGAACTGTGGGTTGTTGCGTCGTGAGGTGGCGACGATCCGCCGGACGACCGGCGAGGAAGGTATCGAGTTGCGGAACGGGAACCGGTTGCGGTTCCTGGCTCGTTCGACGAGTTCGGGTCGAGGGTTCAGCGCCGATCTGGTGATTTGGGATGAGGCGCAGATTCTTGGTGCCGGTCCGGTGGCGGCGATGTTGCCGACGTTGTCGACTCGTCCGAATCCGCAGATCTGGTATGCGGGTACGGCCGGTGTCGGGATCTTGTCGACGCATCTTGCTTCGGTGCGACGGCGCGCGCTGGCGGGTGGCGACCCGTCGCTCGCCTATTTCGAGTGGTCCGTCGACGAGGCCGAGTACGACCCGACCGATCCCGAGGCGTGGCGTGTGGCCAATCCGGCGCTCGGTATCCGGATCTCACCGGAATACGTCGAGCGTGAACGCGCCGCGATGTCGGCGGAGGGGTTCGCCCGTGAGCGCCTCGGTGTCGGTGACTGGCCGTCGGACGAGTCGTTCTCGGTGATCGAGCTCGCCGACTGGGAGGCGTGCGCGTCGCCGTCGGAAGAGCGTCCGTCGCCGGTGTGTTTCGCGGCTGATGCGACCCCGGAACGGACGTTCGGTGTGATTGCGACGGCGGGCCGGTTGGCGGACGGTTCGTTGATGGTGGAGCTCGTCGATCACAAGCCGGGGGTCGATTGGATCGGTGACCGTCTCGTCGAGTTGGTGGAGCGTCACGACCCGCTCGCCGTGGTGGTGGACCGCAGCGGGCCGGCAGGCACCGCTCTAGGCGTGCTGGAGCGTTCCGGCGTCGAGGTGACGATCCCGGCGGCGCACGACGTCGCGCAGGCCGCTGAGGGCTTCTACGACGCGGTGACGCAACGGCAGATCGTGCACCAGTCGGATGTGCGTTTGGGTCGGGCTGTTGCCGGGGCGAAGCAGCGGCCGATCGGGCAGGCGTGGGGTTGGGATCGGCGTGGGACGTCGGATGACATCTCGCCGTTGGTGGCGGCGTCGTTCGCGTTGTGGGGGTTCTTGAAGTCCGAGTCTGCCGAACCTGGCGTCTGGTGAAAGGTGGCAAGTGATGCTCACACCCAAGCAGGAACGCAACGGTGTCGGACCGGATCCGGCGCCCGGTCATAACACGGCGGTGGCCGGTCCGGATGTCACCGCGACGGTGTCGTCGGCGATGGGTTCATCGGAGTCGGCGGCTCTCGGTCGTGCCGCGGAGACGGTCGCCGAGTTCCAGACTCCTGCCGGTTCCGGTCGTGGCGGTCACACGGTCGGTGCCGGCGGGTCGATGTTCGAGTGGGATGCCGGTCTGGCGATCGACGAGGGAACAGGGGAGGCGTGATGTCGGGTTCGTATGGTGACGCCAACAGCGCGGACGAGGCGGCGACGGTGGCTGCGGCGCAGGCCGGTGTCGCGTCGGAGACGGCGCGCGTCGCCGCCTATCAGGCGCAGGCGGACCGGTTCATCTCCGAGCACGGTGCTGCGGTGATCAGCGGTCACAATCCTGTCGGGACGTGACCCGTCCCGCCGTCGAGCTCGGCGCCGCGGTCGTGTTGATGCTCGTCGGCGCGTGGCTGATCGGCTGGTGGGCGGTCGGGATCGTGCTCGTCGTGTTCGGTGTGCTCGTCGCCGGCGACGCGCTCCTGCGTGACGACAAGCGGCGGGCGGCTCTGCGTGGTTCTCATGACGAGATCCTTGAACGGTGGAGGAACGCACGATGAGAAGCAGCGTTCGCCATCCTCTGACGCCGTGGCAGTGCCCGCGATGCGAACTGTGGCATGACGAGTTCAGGTGTCCCGCGTGTCCTCCGGCTCAACCGATGGGGATCCTTCAAGCGTTGAAGCAGATCGAAAGGTCGGAGAAGCGGAATAGGCGCCGGCGATGAGACTCCTCGACCGTGTGACGGCCCGCTACCGGGCCCAGGGCTACTACGAGGGTATGGCTTCGGGCGCCGCGGTCCTGATGACCTACACGAACGACCCGAAGAAAGAACCGGCGGTCAAACCGCTGGTGGCGGCGGCGACGCAGGCGTACGAGACGAACGGTGTCGTGTTCGCCTGCACCCTGGTACGGATGATGATGCTCGCCGAGGCGGCGTTCAAGTTCCGTTCGCTCGTCGACAAGCGCCTGTTCGGGAACCCGGATCTGCGGATCCTCGAATACCCGTGGCCGAACGCGACGGCGGGCGAGCTGTGGGCGCGGATGGAGCAGCAGTCGTCGCTGACCGGTAACGCGTTCGTCGCCAAGGTCGCCGTCGACGAGCTGCTGGTGTTGCCGTCGGCTGAGGTGACGATCGTTTCCGAAGTCGTCGTGTCGCCGAGCGGGACGCGCTACAAGCGGCCGCTCGGTTACGACTGGGATCCGTCGCTCGCCGATCCGGCGGCGAAATCGAAGGCCCAGTTCTTCACCGTCGACGAGGTCGCCCACTGGTCCCCGATCCCTGATCCGGTCGCCCAGTTCCGCGGCATGTCGTGGTTGACGCCGGTGTTGCGCGACGTGAACGCCGATTCGGCCATGACGAACTACAAGTCGATGTACATGGACCACGGCTCTCCGATCGTCGCCGTCAAGTACACGCGTCCGTTGAAGCCGGAGACGGTCGACAGTCTCATGGAGCGGATCCAGGCGAAGTACGGCGGTGTCGCCAACGCGTTCAAACCGTTGATCTTCGACCAGGGCGCCGATCCGATGATGGGTGGCGGGCTCGCCGACATCGATTACCGCAACGTGCAGACCGGCGGTGAAACCCGGATCTGCGCGGCGGCCGGTGTGTCCCCGGTGCTCGTCGGGTTGCGGAACGCCGAGCCGGGCGAGTCGTACGAGACGGCCATGCGCCAACTGGCCGACATGCACCTGCGGCCGTTGTGGCGCTCGGCGTGCGCGTCGTTGCAGAAACTCGTGCCGAACGTGCCGGCGCAGGGCGTGCAGCTCTGGTACGACACCTCCGATATCGCCGCGTTGCAGGCCGCCGAGACCGAGAAGGCGCAAGTGACGCAGGTGAACTCGGCGGCGATCCTGACGTTCGTGCAGGCCGGGTTCACCCGTGATTCGATTCTGTCGGCGGTGACGTCCGGCGACCTGTCGCTGTTGGTGGCCGAACCGGAAGCACCGCCGCCCGGTATCACGGGGCGCGAGACGATCACCGACGCCATCGGCGGCACCGCGGCCGGGGCGAAGCTCGGACAGGCCGCCGGGGTTCAGCCGGTACTCACGAAACCGCAGACCCCCGCGTCGAAGACACCGATGCCGGCGTCGATACCGACGACTCCTTCTGCTACGGGACGTCCCCGCGCGCCGTCAGCGAACGGGAAAGGATGACCGATGGAATACACCCGCTCGTTCGCGTTGGAGGACATCTCGGTGCGTTCCGGTGGCGACGGCCGCACCGTCGACGCCTATGCGACGGTGTTCAACACGCCCACCCCGGTGAACGACCAGGACGGCAAGTACGTGGAAGAGATCGACCCGGCCGCCTTCAACCGGGCCATCGACCATGCACGGCGCGCCAAGGGCGGCTGGAGCATTCCGGTCATCTTCAACCACGGCATGACGATCTTTCACACACCGTCGGAGATCGACTCGGTTCCGATCGGTGTCCCCGAGGAGATCCGCGCCGACAAGCGCGGCCTGTTCACCCGCACCCGCTACCACGACAGCCCACGGGCGCGTGAGGTGCTCGAGGCGATCCGTGAGGGTTCGATCACCGCCTACTCGTTCTCCGGTGCATTCCGCCGTTCGGATCCGCTCGTGCCCCGTGGCGGGTTCCGTGCCGACCACAGCGGTGACCTTCCCGTGGTGCGGCGCATGGAGTCGACCCTGCGCGAGTTCGGCCCGGCGACGTTCCCGGTTTACGCCGAAGCCGAGATCGTCGGTGTCCGCGCCCTCGCTTCGCTGCTCAATGTTGTCCCATCCGAGGAACTCGAACGGTTCCTCGAGTTGTATCGCTCTGGCACTCCTACCGACCCGCCAGAGACAGGCACTCCCGACGATTCGGGACCAGCCACCGGCGACCCGCTCGTAGAGCACTCGGTCCGGTCACCCAAAGAAGAACTGCGGGCGCGTTACGCCGAGTTCATTCGCACAAGGAGTGCCACATGAGCACCGTTCAAGAGATGGAAGAGCGGATGCGGTCGATCCAGGCCGACCTGCGTTCCATCGCCGACATCCAATCCCCGACCGATGAAGACGTCATCTTGCAGGACACCCTCATCCACGAGCACGCCGATCTGGAAGCCTCGGTCGCGCCGTTGCGTAAGCGGATGGCCGAGTTGGACCGCATCCGGACTCTCGCCGTCGAACCGGAGAACCGGGAAGAGCCCCGCAACGGTCCGACGCTCGTTGTCCGCTCGAACCGTGACCCGCTCGAAGATCTCGAGCGTGTCCGCTCGAATCTGGTGTCGGGCGACGAGCTGCGTGCCCGCGCTATGGACCTGATCGAGGGTGATAGCAAGCGGCAGCGCTGGGAGTTCCCCGACGACCGGGCCGAAGCGGCCACGGTTCGGGCGCAGAGTTCGCAGATCGCCCGCCACATTCTGCTCACCGGTTCGCAGGAGTACCGTGAAGCGTTCCGCACCTATCTCGACACCGGCGAGGACAGCCGGTTCCGAGACATCCGTCTCGCCAACGCATCCGGCGGCTACCTGTTGCCGTACGTGCTGGATCCGACGATCGTGCTCACCAACTCGTCGAGCGCCAACCCGTTCCGGCGGGTGTCGCGCATCGTGCAGACCACCTCGAACGCTTGGCAAGGTGTCTCCTCGGCCGGTGTCAACGCGGCGCTCGTCGCCGAAGCCGCCACCGCGGCGGATGCGGCACCGTCGGACTTCGCGCAGATCCAGGTGGTACCGAAGAAGTTCGCGGCGTGGGTGCTCGGCACCTACGAGGCGTTGGACGATACCGATTTCGGTACCCAGTTGCCCGGACTCCTGTCGGACGCGAAGGACCGCATCGAGTCGTCGTACTTCGCGACCGGTTCCGGCACTCTCGCCCCGCAAGGCATCGAGTCGGGGTTGACGTCCGGTACGCGTGTCGCCCCGTCGACGACCGGTACGGCGTTCAATGGTACGGCGTCGATCCCCGACGTCTACAACCTGCAAGCGGCTCTGCCGCCCCGGTTCCGTAAGGCACCCGGCGCCTGTTTCATGGCGAACATCGTCATCCTGAACAAGGTCCGAGCCATCGACCAGTACGGCGGCGGCTCGTTCTGGGCGAACATGACGTCGGATACCCCGCCGTCATTGCTCGGGCAACCCGTCTACGAGGCGTCGGATTTCTCGGCGACGACGACCGGTACCTCGGCGGCGTCGGGTACGGCGTCGACCACGCTCGTCTACGGCGACTTCGGCCAGTTCATCATCGCCGACCGTGTCGGTGTGTCGATGTTGTACGACCCGCTCATCAAGGGCACCGGCGCTTCGGCGCAGCTACCCGCCGGTGAGGCCGGCTGGTACATGTTCTGGCGCACCTCGAGCCAGATCGCGACGACGGCGGCGTTCCGTAACCTGACGATCAGCTGATACCTGTGCATCCGTTGACGATCGCGAGGACGGCAATCGGCGAGCACGCCGCCATCCAGAAGGAACAGGAACTCGCCGCCTACCTCGCGATCGTCATGGATCTCGAACCGCTCGACACGATCGTCGAAGTCGGCGCGTTCGCCGGTGGAACCTTATGGGCGTGGCACCAGTTGGGTGCCCGCGTCATCGGTGTCGACATGCCACCCCCCGGCTACCCGGACGGCCCGCAGGTCAACGATCTCGGCATGACGGTCATCTGTGGTGACAGTCACCATCCCGACACCCGTGACCAACTCTTGAAGGAGCTCGACGGCGCGCCGGTCGACATGCTGTTCATCGACGGTGATCACACCTACGAAGGCGTGAAGGCCGACTGGGAGCTGTACGCGCCGCTCGTGCGGCCAGGCGGTGTGATCGGCTTCCACGACATCTGCCTCCACGCCGAAATGCCGTTCATCGAGGTGAACCGGTTCTGGTTCACCCTCGATGGCGACAAAGAAGAACTCGTCGCCTGGCCGCCGACATGGGGTGGGATCGGTGTCATCCGCGCCGAGGACCGTACCGAGGCGGCCGAGAACCGTGAACGGCTCCTCGCCGACTACCGGCGATCCCAGGCCCTCACCTATCACAACCCGAACAAGAAGTTTCAGAAGGCGAGATGATGAGAACCCTCACGATCGGCGTCGTCCCTCACTCGTTCGACGGGTCGTCTTACTACCGGTGTTGGCTGCCGGCGCAGCACATGGAGAAGAACTCGCATCACATCGTCGGTGTCGCCCGACCCGGCGGGCCCGGTGTGACCCCGCAGGAAGCCGGGCAACTCGACGTGCTCGTGTTCCAACGGCCCGCCGGCAAGGAAGGCGCCCGTCTCCTCGAAGGCCTCGTCGGGGTCACCAAGCTCGTCTACGAGGTCGACGACGACATGTTGAACGCGACGTCGTCCGGGCTGCCGCACCTCGTCAACGACCAGTTACGGGCGTCGGTGAAACGGTGCCTGCGGCTCTGCGACATGGTGACCACCACCAACGAGCACCTGGCCGACACGATCCGCCCGTACAACGAAAACATCGTCATCCTCCCCAACCATGTGAAAGCCGGACTGCTCGAGCTCGAGCGTCCGCGGCGGGACCGTCTGACGATCGGCTGGGCCGGTGGCACCTCCCACCTCGGTGACATGGTGACGATCGCCGATCCGTTGCGGCGGGTGCTCGAGGTTCACCCCGACGTCGACATGCACTTCATGGGCTTCGACTTCTCGCCGCTCGTGCGCCGCGAGTGCCGCTGGTCGATCTGGGAACGCGACGTCGGCGACTACTACCGGGGCATCGATTTCGACATCGCCATCGCACCGTCGGAAGACACCCAGTTCAACCGGGGCAAGACATGGTTGCGGGCGTTGGAGATGGGCGCCCTCGGTATCCCGATCGTCGCGCAGGACCGGCTCCCGTACTCCGACTATGTCGTCGACGGGAAGACCGGGTTCCTCGTGTCGAGCGAGCAGGAGTGGGAAGGCCGGCTCACCGATCTGATCAACGACGCCGACATGCGCGCCGAGATGGGCGCCGCCGCGAAGGCGCAGGCGTCCGGTTGGACGATCGAGGAAGGGTGGCGGTTGTGGGAAGCCGCCTACGAGACAGGAGCGAACAATGGGTGATTACGACGAACTCGAAGGCCACGATCCGGTCGCCGAAGAAGAGATCGACGAAGGCCCGGCAGGGAAAGTGAAAGAGAAGAAGGCCGAGTCGGAATCGAAGCCGTCGAAACCTGGCGACTAGATGGCGATCGTCACCGTCGAGGAAATCAAGACGTGGTTGCGGATCCCGGCGAGCGTGATCACGTCGGACGCCGAGCTCCAACTGATGATCGACGCCGTCACGCTACAGATCGAGAACATAACCGGCGGGCCGCTCATCAACCGCACCGTCGTCGAACGGGTTCAGGCGACGAGCAACTACCGGACGTTGGCGTTACGTGAACGTCCGATCGTGTCGGTCGACTCGATCGTCGACATCGCCTCGGGCACCGCCATGACGATCACCGATCTGGATATCGATGCGAACTCGGGGATCGTGCGCCGCAAACTCGACCTGGCGTTCTACTCGCGCGGCCCGTACTACACGGTGACCTACACCGCCGGTTGGGGAACGACGCTGTTGCCGACGTTCAACCTGGCCGCCCGGATCATCGTCGCCCGTTTGTGGCAGATCCGTCTCGGGTTGAACAGCCCTCCCCAACAGGATCCGTACACACCGCCGGTCGTGACCCCGATCTCGCAGCAGGCGCTCGAACTGTTGGCGCCCTACGCGCAGGAAGCCTATCTGTGAGCCATGCACACCGCCGCGTTCCTCTATGTCGACGAGCACTGCGAGGATGTCTCCGGTACCACCGGCATCGTGGTCGAATGCGGCAGCCGTAACGTCAACGGCTCGGTCCGCGGCCTGTTCCCCTACGCCCAGTACCTCGGCATCGACATCGAGGCCGGGCCCGGTGTCGACATGGTCGCCGATTTCCGTGAGGTCGAGATGGTCGACCAGCTCGCCGACGTCGTCATCTGCTGCGAAGTGCTCGAGCACGACACCGACCCGGCCGCGCTGCTCGCCAAGGCGTTCGAGGTGCTCCACCTCGGCGGCAAGTTGATCATGACGTGCGCCGGTGTCGGACGCGCCGAACACTCGGCGGTCGACGGTGGTCCGTTGCGCGACGGTGAGCACTATCGCAACATCTCGGCGGCAGAACTCGAAGGCTGGTTGACGGCGCAGGAGTGGGCGAAGTTCGATGTCGACGTCGCCGGCGACGACACCCGCTGCGTCGCTTGGAGGTGACCCGGTGGCGATCCTCTCGTTTGCTGATGCTCGCGCCTACCTGTTCGCCGCCCTCGACGTCGACGCCATAAACGCTCTCGAAGCGGTGCAACAGGTGTTCGACTACGAACCGGCGGTCGCCGAGACAGCCGGGCCGGCGCTCGTGTCGGTCTTCGCCACCGGGTTCGACCCGACCGAGTGGCTGTTCCTGTTCGCGGTGCGTGTCTACTACGAGACGAAGATTTCGGTACCGGAGGACGCGCAGAAAGGTCTGGATGTCGTCGTCGACGCCGTCGACGAGGCCCTGGCCGCCGCCGGGCGGGTAGGTCCGGTCAACTGGACTATCGGTTACGCCGACGGCATCGACGCGCTCGTCGCCGAAACTGCTGTCACTATCGGAAGGGAAGGGTTCTAGCCATGTCGGAGATTGAAACCACCGAACCAGAAGCACCAGCCGAAGAAGAGGTCGTCGAGGAGGCCGACGCCGACGAGCCCGCCGAGGAATCGGCCAGCTAGTGCGGGTGCTCATGGTCCACCCCGGTCCGCACTACTCGGTCGCGGACGTCTACAACGGGTGGGTCCGTGGGCTCGGCCAGGCCGGTGTCGGGGTCGCCGACTTCAACCTGGACAACCGGCTCGACTTCTACAGTGCCGCGCACGTCAGCCTCGAAAACGGTGACATGCCGAAAGCGTTCGACGCGCAAACGGCGATGCACATGGCGATCAACGGGATCTACTCCTCGGCGTTTCTGTGGTGGCCCGACGTCGTCATCATGGTCATGGGCACCTTCGTGTCCCCGACCGTCGTCGAACGGCTACGGGATCGTGGGATGCACATGGTGCTGCTCTGCACCGAGTCCCCGTACGAGGACGAACGCCACCTGAAACAGGCCGAGGCGTTCGACACCGTCATCGTCAACGACCCCGTCAATCTGGACGCCTTCCGTCTCGTCAACCCGAACACGCATTACATCGGCCACGCCTTCGACCCGCTCACCCACTACCCCGGCAGCCAGTCCCGCTCGGGTGTCGGATTCTGTGGGACCGGGTTCCCGTCACGCATCGAACTCCTCGAGCAGGTCGACTGGTCCGGCCTCGATCTGCGCTTGGGTGGGAACTGGCAGTACCTCCCCGAAGATTCCGACCTGAACAAGTACCTCCTCGACGACCCGCAGGCCTGCATGGAGAACACCGACACCGCCGACTTGTACCGGTCGTCGGTGGCCGGGTTCAACTGTTACCGGCAGGAACACCACGACGGCGCCCACGCCGACGGTGTCGCCTGCGGGCCGCGGGAGATCGAGATGGCGGCCTGTGGGTTGCCGTTCGTACGTGACCCCCGCCCCGAGTCCGACGAACTGTTCCCGTTTCTCCCGACCTACGACACCGCGGCCGAGCTCGAACAGCAGTTGCGGTGGCTGGTGTCGGACCCTTCTCGTGCGGCCGAACTCGGCCGCCGGGCTCGTGTGGCGGTGGCGCGCCGCACGTTTGCACACAATGCCGCCCAGCTACTCCGCATCATCGACAAGGCCTAGGAGGCCGATATGGCAAGAGAACACGGTGCCCGAGGCCGCGTCTACATGGCGATCACGTCGGCCGGTACCGCTGAAGCGGTCGCGTTCCAGTCGGCGTGGACGTTCAACCAGGTCACCGACAAACAGGACGTCACCGCCTTCGTCGACACCAACAAGGTCTACGTCGCCGGCCTCCCCGACGCCTCGGGAACCTTCACCGGGTTCTTCGACGACGCCACCCAGCAGGCCTACACGGCCGCGTCCGATGGCGTCGCGCGGAAGTTCTACCTGTACCCGAACATCTCGCAGGCGCCCGGCACCTACTGGTTCGGCACCGTGCTCCCCGACTTCTCGGCTGCCGGTGCGGTCTCCTCGGCGGTGACGACCTCGAGCAACTGGGCGGCGGCGTCGTCGATCAGCCGGGTGGGCTGATGCCGGAGCGTGTCGAACCGCCGCCGCCGCAGGTCATGGCCGTCAAACTCGACGGCCACTACTTCCAACTGTGGGATCTGCCGATCGAGGACGTCGAGGCGGTCGCCGCGAACCATGACGGCGTGTTCTGGTTGTCGGTGATCACGACGCCTCTGTCGTCGCTGTCGCTCGCTCGTGACATCGTCGAAGCTGTCGCGAAGAGGATGGGTAAGGCGGTGCCGCTCATGACATCGGCGCGTGAGGTGTGGAATCTGTTCGAGCAGATCCCTGAGGACATGCCCGCCGAGTTCGCGGATGGCATCCCAAAAGAGGTTCCGGACGCGACGGAGACGACTGGCTCGTAGCGTTCTCGCGGCCCCCGTGGAACTGGGCACCGTCGCTTACCCGCCAGCAGACATGGCGTGACCTTCGCCTGTTGATGGAGTCGATGCCGATGGAGGACTGATGGGTGTCGCGTCGTTTGCCCTGAAGGCCGCCGATGGAATGACGCCGGCGGATGTGGCGAAGCAGATGCTCGGCAAGGTCGACCAGGCCGCCGACGACGCCATGAAACTCGCCGGTAACCACGCGAAGACGCTCATCTCGAGCGAAGGTGCCCGCCACTTCATCCGGGCGCGCAAGACCCGCAAGCCGGTCCACCTGTCCGCCAAGCTCGGACCGCACTCGAAGAAACAGGCGATCGTCTACGGCACGCCGACCGGGTTCTGGACGATCGTCGACAAAGGTTCGAAACGTCACCGCATCGAACGCAAGTTCAAGGGCAGCGGCAAGAAGAGATACGCGCAACTCCTCCGCACCCCGTACGGGCCTCGGCCCTACGTGCTGCACCCCGGCCACGGCCCGCAGGGCCACCCGTGGGACAAGGCGATGGTGAAGGTGAACGCCATGCCGCAATCAGTGTTCGAACCGGCCATCGACAAGGCGTTCGCATCGATCTGGGATTGAGGTGGCATGGCCGATTTCACGAAGTCGTTCCGCCTGCTCCTCGACGCCGACACCAAAGGCGCGGTCGACGGGCTCGGCCACTTCTCGGATGCCGCCAAGAAGGCTGACACTCAGACGCAGACCGCCGGCAAGGGCATCTCGGCGTCCATCGGCGACATCGTGGCGAAGACCGGGCTCGGTCAGAAAGCGATGGGTACCTTCGGTTTGTCCGCCGGTCAGATGGGAACGCTCGTCACCGGTGGCGCCGGTGTGGCCGGTGTGGCGATCGCGAAGTTCGCCATCGACAGCGCTTCCAAGTTCGCCGACCTCGGGCAGAAGGTCGAGAAGTTCGGTGAGGTTGCCGGTACGACGAACGACACGGCGTCACGGTTCGTCGCGGTAGCCGATGACTACGGCGTGAGTGCCGACTCCTTGTCGACGGCGGTCGGCAAACTCGGCAAAGGCCTCGGCGCGAACGCCGGCGAGCTCGACAAGTACGGAGTCGCCATCGCTCACGCCAAGGATGGCTCGATCGACCTGGCGCAGACCACGTTCAACGTGATCGACGCCTACAACGCGACGACCGATCCGGCGAAGAAAGCGGCGCTCGCGTCGACGGCGTTCGGGAAGTCCTACCAGGATCTGATTCCGCTGATCGATGTCGGTTCGGCGAAGATCAAGCAGTCGTTCGATTCGGTCGACAAGGCCCAGGTGTTCGGTGACAAGAAGGTCGCCGAGGCGAAGGCCTACGGCGTTGCTCTCGACAACCTGAAGGATCAGTTCTACGACTTCCAGCTAACCCTCGGCAAGGACGTGATTCCTGTCCTACAGGACACCTTCGGTCAGATCTCGAAGCTCACCGGAGCGTTCAACAACCTCATCGACGCGCTCCCCGGCAACACCGGGCAGAACGTCATCGGCTGGGTCGAGGATGTCCTGAACCCGTTGAAGGTGCTGTTCGAGATTCCGGACAAGCTCCGCGGCGTCCGCGACGCCATCGAAGAACTCGCCGGCGGTGGCCCCGCGGTGGTGACCGGTGTGACCGACACGCTCAAGACCGGGCTCGACAACATCACGACCGCCACCACGGCAGCGGTTACCAGTGTGATGCACGTCGGTGACGCCAACGGCGACATCCTCGGCAATCTGACAGCTCTCTACGGCGACTATGACGTCGCGGTCGGCGATTCGGCAAAACAGCAGGACGAGTGGAAGAAGCACACCGCCGACGCTCTGGCCGCCGCACAAAAGGGACTCGACGACACGAAGTACAAATGGGACGTCCTGACCGGTGCTGTTACCGACGACGAGGCCTGGCTGCATCTTCAGCAGCAGTTCGCCGACACGGGGCAGGCCGGCGTCGACGCCGCGCAAGCGGTGACGGACGCGCAGGCCGCCGATGCGACTGCGGCGAAGACTCGTGGCAAGGCGCACGAGGACGCTTCCGCGAAGGCGGCGGCCGCTTGGGATGTCGTGACACAGAAGGCCCGTGACTCGAAGTTGTCGGTCGACGAGGAGAAGCAGGCGGTCATCGAGTACGGGCAGAAGATCCTCGAGATTCCCCTGTCGCGGGCGACTCAGATGATCGCCCAGATCGACAAGGGCAACCTGCAACTCGTCGAGGATCAGTTGGAGACACTGACCCGCAACCGGACGGTGAACTTGCAGATCATCGCCAAGGGTGGCGCCGGATACGGCCCGCGCGTCGGCGTCCCCGGTTTCGCTAGTGGTGGGACGGTGCCCGGTCCGATGGGTGCGCCGATGCTCGCCGTCGTTCACGGAGGCGAGCAGATCACGCCGCCTCGTGGTGGAAGTAACGGCGGCGCGGTAATCGTGAACCAGTACTTCGTGGTCGACCCCGCTGCCGATCGCGTCTCGGTTGCGCGTGCCATCGAGGAATCCCGGGCCGCTCTGAAGCGTGCGGGCGGGACGTTGGTGGGCTGATGGCTCATCTCAACTGGGGCACCGGTCTCGATGGTGCGACCGTCGACGTTCAACTCGGTCTCGGCTTCGCACCCGCGACGGCGATCGCGTCGATCACGTGGACGAGCATCATCACCTACGTCCGGTCTCTGTCGTACGAACTGGGCAAGTCCGACTCGCTCGACGCCTACCAGCCCGGTCGGCTCGCAATGGATCTCGACAACCGCGATCGCCGGTTCGATCCGCTTCATGCGTCGGGGCCGTACTTCGGGAACCTGAAGCCGATGACCCCGATCCGCGTCCGAGAGACGTACAGCGGGACGACGGTCACCGCGTGGACCGGGTTCGTGTCCGGCTTCCCGCAGTCCTACGACCCACCCCGTAACGCCACGTGTTCGGTGACGGCGTCGGATGGCTTCGGTGTCCTCGCTCGTACCATCATGCCGTCGCTCTACGCCTACGAGGTCACTGCTGATACTCCGTCGCTGTGGTGGCGGTTGGGTGAGCAGGCCGGCACGACCGCGGTCGACGCGTCGGGCAACGCGCTCGACGGCACATACGATGGCGGCGCGACGTTCAACTCCCGCACGGGGTTGGTGGTCGACTCTGACAACGCGATCGCGTTTGACAGTGACGATGCCGTGGCGAAGCACGGGTTCGCCTGGCCGGCGTACCCGTTCAGTATTGAACTATGGGTGAGTCTCCCGGTTTCGGCGGCCGGTAGTAGCGGCGTCATCGTGGCATGTCAAGGTACGGGTGCGATCGTTTTCTTATCGTGCGACAACATCACTCCCAGGTTGCTCGTATCCATTGCGGGTTACGTTTCGCCGCCGAACTGGTTGAGGACATACACAGCCAACCTGCTGGACGGTCTGACGCACCATGTCGTAATCACTTTTGCGAGCGGAGCCGCCGCCCCAATCTTGTATGTCGACGGTGTAGCCGTCGGATCAAGCAGTGGTTCGGGAACGGTCCCGGCTGTCGGTGCAGCTGACCTGTCCGTCTACGGCGCAACGATCGTTGCCACCGTAGACGAGTTCGCCATTTACCCGTCGGCCCTATCGGCGGCTCGTGCGCTCTCCCACTACAACGCCGGTCATGCCCCTTACTCGGGGCTCGACACCGGTGCAGCGATCACCAAGATCCTCGATATGATCGGCTGGCCGTCTGCCGATCGCACCATCGAGACAGGCAAGTCCACGGTCATCGACTTCGACACGTCCGGCATGACGGCGCTCGAAGTGATCCAGGCAATGGAGAAAACCGAACGGGGCCGCTTCTTCATGGCGCCTGATGGCAAGGCCACTTTCTACAACCGGCACCACACGCTCACCACGGCGGCGTCCACGACCTCGCAAGCCACCTTCGGGGATAGCGGCTCCGAACTTCCGTACGGCGACCTGAACCTCGAGTTCGACGACTCGAAGATCCGCAACTCGATCACGACGGCGCGCACCGACGGCAGCCCGTTCAACGTCAAAGACGCCGCGTCGATCACCAGCTACCGCGAACGGGCCTACGCGGTCACCGGCCTTCTCAACGCATCCGATGGGGAACTCCGAGATCTCGGCTATTGGCTCCTCGGCCACTACACCCAACCCGTCACTCGTGTCCCCGAGATCGCCATCCAGCCGCGCCGATCACCAACAACGCTGTTCCCGCACATTCGTGATCGTTTGCTCTGCGATCGAATCACCGTCAAACGCCGCCCGCAGGGTGTCGGTTCGGCCATTTCGATCGACTGTCTCATCGAAGGGATGCGGCACACGCTGACCCGAGACGGTGCATGGACGACGACACTCCTTCTGTCACCGGCAGAGACGACCGGGTTCTTCATCCTCGACAACGCCACGTTCGGGCAACTCGGCCTCAACGCTCTCGCCTTCTGAAACGGGGAACTGATGGCCGTTCCGAAGACGTGGACGACGAACGAAGTCCTGACCGCCGCCGACCTCAACGCTTCACTCGCCTCGACGGCGTGGACGGCGGTCACCTATACGAACTCGTGGGTCGACTTCGGTGGCTCGCTCAATGTCGTCCAGTACCGCAAGTGCGGCGACAAGGTCGAGATACGCGGGATGATGAAATCAGGAACGATCAACCTCACCGCGTTCACGTTGCCGTCCGGGTTCCGGCCCCCTGCCGATATCCAGTTCGCGCAAGCGTCGAACGGCGCCTACGGCCAATTGAACATCACGTCCACGGGCGCGGTCGTTCCGCAGATCGGTAGCAACGTTTCGTTCGGCGTCAACTGCGCCTTCTCGGTGACGGCCTGATGGCCCGCCTCGTCTACCGAGACGACACCCGCAGTGTCTGGGAAGTCGACGACCAGCCCGGTGTCATCGATCACGTCGACTACGGCGCCCCTCAGATGGATGGGTCACTCCTCCCGCTGCCGATGGCGAACCGGATGGACCAGGCGTTCGACGGCCTCAAACAGATCCGCGATTCGAGCGGCACGCTCACTCTCGCTCAACTCTCGAACGCCGTACGCGTCCTCGCCGGAGCCGTCATTGCCCTCGGCCGGCTGTACCTCGGCCGCATCGAGACGGACTGATGAACCCGCTCTACCCGCTGGCCCGGATAGACCTGCTCGGCGAGGCGCAGACCCAGCCGAAGATCCTGCCACGGCTCGTCATCCTCCACACCAACGCCTCACCGGGCACCGTCACCCCGGCACAGCTCCGCGCCTACATGGGTCGAGCCGACGTCGGTGTCGAATGCACCTTCGATGTCGGCTCCGACGGTGCGGTCTGGCAGTACATGCCGGCCAATGTCCGCGCCGACTGCAACTACCAGGCCAATCCGTTCGCCGTGTCCATCGAAACCCAGGACCGCGGTTCGGCCACCCTGAACGTGACGCCGTGGACGCGGGCGCAGGTCGACGCTCTCGTCGAAGTCCTCGCCTGGCTCCGCGACGAATGGCAGATCCCGATGGTCCGCGCCGCGCACTGGTCCGGGTCCGGTGTCGGAGCGCACCGCGACTTCCCGCAATGGTCCCTCACCGGCCACTCGTGTCCCGGTGACGCCCGCTTCGCTCAAGTCCCCGACATCATCGCTCGAGCAGCCGTCTTCGGTCGGCAACCACCGCAGCCGCCGGCGCCGAACCATCCGACTCTGCCCGCCGGGCTCGTGCCGCTCTACACCGAGGAGTCCGACGTGAACCCGTACCGCATCACCAACCCGAACCGGCCGACCCAGTTGATCCGGTGGCCCTCAGGCGCTCTCGGATGGTGCTCGCATGCCGAAGCCGCGCTCTACCCGGAAAGCCACTCAGAACCCGATACAGCCACCTTTGACGCCCTCGTAGCCGCTTGCACCGTCCCCGCCGTGCCATCAGGGCAGTGACACCCTCTCGTCGTTCTCGCAAGCCCTGAAGGAGGACAGCCGATGGGCGACGTATATCGGTGTCGGTAGGTCATGTCGCGGATCTACGGCGACATCAGCCCAGCCCTGGCGACGGCGATAGTTGCCATCCTCGTCGCGGCCATCAGCGGCTACTACTCGCTCAAAGGTGCCAAGGTTGCCGGCAAGGCAGAAGAACGCCGAGCGGCGACCGAGGAGTTCACCGCCGTCATCAGGGAGTTACGCGCCGATCTCACCAGGGCACACAAACGTCTCCGCGCGTGCGAAGCGGGACGTATCGGAGAAGCCGAACGAATCTCAGCGTTGCAGGCGCAGGTCAACAATCTGCGCCGCACCGTCGAGATCCTGGAGGCACGAGATGAAGGCCCCAACCTTTGACTGGCGCTGGCTCGCCGTTTTCACCGTGTTCCTGGTGGTGCTCGCGTTCGTCCTGGTCGCCGTCGTCACCTGACGGGTTAACGCGAAAAAGCACCCCCGAAGGGGTGCTTTCGGTTCAGGCCTTCCGGCCATGCCACGCCTGGTGGCGCTGGGCCTCTACCTGGGTGAAGTAGAACCCCCGGTAGGTCACCTGCTCGCCGCAGGTGCAAGCGAGCCGGTAAGCCCCGTCCTTCCAAGGCGTTTCCGCCTCGGCTGGCGTGACGGTGGTGGAGAAGTTGGTCATGGTGACCCCTTTCGGTTGGTGGTGTTTGGTTTCCATCACTTCCGATTGGCCTTTGGTTTGCGGTGCCAAACCGCCGTGCTCCGGTCTTGCCGGCTGCCCCTAGGGGCTATGTAGTTATTAAACACCTATCCGCACACACTGTCAACACCTAATCGCACAAAGGTTCAGGACTTCCGCTGCCGGTACATCTCGGCCTGATGCTCCCGCCACGCTGTCGCACACTTGGCGCACAACGTCTCTCCGGCTCGTTGGTGCCGGCGGGCGGCCGCGACCGTCCCGTGAGGTTGTAGACGGCGAGGGGGACCGCCTCGCTGGCGGTCCCGGTACTCGGCGAAACGTGAACGCTCGGTCATAACCGCACCCCGCGGCGGCGAGCGATGGCTTCGATGATCTCGACGTTACGGAGGCAGCGCCCGGTCCCATCGGCCGACCGTCCCCGATCGGCCCGGCGAGGTGCTGCCAGCTGGGTCCAACTGAACATCTGATTGCGCCAGGCGATGTAAGCGGTGCGGAGTTCTTCGTCGTTCATGTCGAGGAACCTCATCACTTCACCTCCAGAGCGGCGAGGCGGGTCTCGGCCTTGATGAGGAGCGAGATGTTGATCTCGCAGGGCGGGTAGCCCTTGCTGATCTGGGCGTCGTAGGCGGCGGTGCGCTCTGCGATTTCTGCGGTGAGGGTTTCGATGTCCTGCGTCGTTGTCATGTCTCTATTAAACACCCTACCGCACACGTTGTCAACACCTAGACGCACAAAGGTGGACATGGCTCATTACGCGAAGTTCATCGCCGCCTTGGCCGCCGCCCTCGCGGTGACCGGCACCTGTCTCGCCGACGGCCATATCACCGCGGCGGAATGGGTTGCCATCGCCGTCGCCTTCGTCGGAGCACTCGCCGTCCGCCAGGTCACCAACGCACCCGCCGAGGAGCAGCATGACGCAATCTGATGTCGCCTACCTGATCGCCGCCATCCTGTTCGCCGTCGTGTTCGTCATGAACCTCGTCGAACGCGCCGTCGTCGCCGCCTTGTACGCCGCCGGGCTCACGGCTCTCGCTGTCGGCCTGCTCATCACCTAACCAAAGGGAGCAACATGCAATCAGAAGGAATCATCGCCCCCGACGGCGACCTGTTCCTCAAGGTCATACGCGGTGAGACATGGTCGACCCCCGAATATCCGCCCGACCCGACCCACCGTGAGATTGCCCGGTGGGCCCTCCCGCGCGCCGACCTGCCCGCGGCGGTGAACGACTGGCGCACCGCGAACTTCCGGCACTTCTCGAAAGGCTGGGGGAAACTCGCCGTCGCCCGAGCAGCGCAACGCATCCACGGGATGCCGTTCATCTACGGCGCGCTCTGGCTACGCGTGTTCCGCGGTAACGGCGACGTCGAAGAACTCGGCCTCGCCTCACTCCGCGTCGTCACGAACGCCGGTGTCGCCTACCTGACCGCCGACATCGCCGGCGGCGCCAACGACTCGAACCTGTTCAAGTTCCACGGCTTCGGCACCGGTGGCACCGCCGAAGCCGCCGCCGACACCGCACTCGTCACCGAGGAAACCACCCAGTACAACCCGGACAGCACCCGCCCCACCGGCTCGCAAGCCTCGAGCACCAACACCTATACGACCGTTGCGACGTACTCGCCGGACTCGGGTGCGACCAGAGCGATCACCGAGCACGGGATCTTCACCCAAGCGGCGACCGGTGGCGGCACCCTGTGGGATCGCACCCTGTTCTCGGTCGTCAACCTCGTCGCCTCGAGCGACTCACTCCAAGCCACATACGTCGCGACCTTCCCCGCAGGGAGCTGAGTTATGCCTGTCAACTTGTGGACCGCACCGTCGGCGCCGCTCGCTCCCGGCACGTCGATCGCGCAGAACACGTTCACCGCGGCGAAGGATCTCCCGGTCGGCGAGTTCGCCACCAACTTCCCGATCATCTACGGCGGCACCCTCAGCCCCGGCAGCCACATCCAGATCGAGGCGTGGGGCGTCGCGTCGAACACGGGGACGCCGACCCTCGCGCTCGGTATCTACTGGGGACTCGTCGCCGGTACCGCCATCGCCGTCAGCACCGCGAAGACGACGACGACCGCCATGACGAACTGGGAATGGCATCTCTGGTACACGTCGCGGATCATCGGCGTCGGCACGGCCACCACCGGCGGTTCGATCGTCGGTTCCGGCTACTGGAACCTGCCGACCTCGCTCACGGCGTGGACGCAGATACGGCTCCCCGAAACCGCACCGGCGGCGGTCGCCATCGACACGACCATCAACAAACAGATCTCGATCGGTGCGACGTGGGGCACGTCGAGCATCTCGAACACGATCACCTGTCATGAGTGCCTCGTAGAAGTTCACGGCTGATGTGGCCGGCTTCGTTCTCCCCTACACCGACCCGGCGACCTGGCAGCCGATCCCCGTATCCGGTGCGGCCGGACAGGTACACGTAACGAACCCGTCGACCGACGCGCCGTGCTACATCAACATCTACACGCAGAGCGGCACGTTCATCTTCTCCGGCTGGAAATGCCATCCGCTCGAGACGATCATCGTCACGTTTCCCGCCGGAGCCACCTGTAGAGCGGCTTCGTGCGGTCCGATGACCGCTGACGTCACGGCCGGCTGATGGCCGTCGCCGTCGACGCAATCGGCCCCGGAGCGTCCGGTCAGACCAACGGAATCAACCCGCCCGGCGTCGCGTTGACGTGGTCGCACACCTGCACCGGGTCGGACCTTCTCCTCGTCGTCGGTGTCTGTTGCACCGTCAACCCGGACACCGGACTGTCGACGACGGCGACGTACAACGCCGTGTCGATGACATCGCTCGGTGTCGTCCATTCCGGCGGGTCGACGTCGGGTTACGTCCAGTTCTTCTATCTGATCAACCCGGCGACCAGTGCTCATAACGTCGTCGTCACCGCAGCCGGTAGCACCGGAGGTGCCGTCGACTACGGCGGCGGTTCGATCTCGTTCACCGGCGTCCACCAGACGACGCCGCTGAGCTCGCCGTTCACGAACACGGCGAACGGGACCAGTGTCTCGGTCAACGTGACCGGCACCACCTCGGGCAACTTTGTCGTCGACACCGCGTGCGCCGGGACGAGCATGACGTCGGTCGGCGGCGCGCAGACCCAACGGATCCACGCCAACACCGGTAGCGGCGCCGCCGCCAACCAGCTCGGCATGTCGACCGCGCCGGCCGGTGGCACCGTCACCATGACGTGGAACGGCGGGTCCGACTTCTGGGGCACCATCGCCGCCGAAGTCCTCCCGTCGACCGGTGCCGCCGTTGATCTTTCCGCCGCTCCATCCGGCGTGTTCGCCGGTCCCGGCGCTCAAGGTCCGCTCGCGTTCCAGTGGCAGCAACGTTTCGGTGTCGACCCGTCGGGCGGTCTGTTCACGACAAGTCTCGCCGGGTCGGTCACGCCGACCGGTGCGCTGGTGAGACAGGACAACAAGGCGTTGGCCGGGTCGAGCACCGCTACCGGCACACCGGCGAAACAGGTACAGAAACCGCTGGCCGGGTCGAGCACCTCGACCGGTGCGCTCGCCAAACAGGCGCAGAAAGCGTTCGCCGGCAGCTCGACACCGTCGGGGACGCTCACCTCCATCAAGGTCGTGCTCCGAGCGTTCGCCGGTTCCGTGACGGCCACCAGCACTCTCGTCAAACAGGTCGCCAAAGCCCTCGCGGGGTCGACCAGCCCGAGCGGCACCTTGGCGAAGCAGGACGCCAAGGCGCTCGCCGGGTCGGCGACCCCGGCGGGCGCTTTGGCGAAACAGGCCCGCAAGGCGTTCGCCGGCACCTCCACCGCGACCGGGGCACTATCGACGGTCCGTGTCCTCCTCCGCTCGTACGCGGGCAGCGTGACCGCCGCCGGTGTCCTCGTACGGCAGGCTCAGAAGGCGCTCAGCGGCTCGAGCACGCCGTCGGGCACGATCACACGTCAGACGGCCAAAGGACTCGCAGGAACCGTCACAGCATCCGGCGCCCTGGCGAAGCTGGTCCGCAAGGCGTACGCCGGGACACTCACCGCCGTCGGCTCGCTGATCGCCGCCCTCGTCGGCGCCCAACAACCGGCTGCCATCAAGGAACGCCGCACCTGGCGGGTCGACGGCCGGCGCACGTGGACCGTCGACAACCGGCGTATCTGGCGCGTCGACAACCGGCGCACATGGGAAGAGGACTGATGACGACCGGCCCGATAACCAGATTCATCAACGACGAACAACCCGACTACGTCGAGACGTTCATCTCCAACGGTGTCTCCCCCGACATGTCGACCGGCTGGACGTTCTCGGTCGTCATCACCACGACCACCGGGACACCGACAACACTGCTCACCAAGTCGACGGGGATCACCGGCGCCGCCGGCGGTGTCGTGACCGTCATGTTCACCGGCGTCGAGCTCGCCACCGCTCTCGTGACCGCCACGTTCGCCGTCGACAACGTCTCGTACCTGATGTTCCTCACCGCGCGCCGTACCGCCGACACGTCGGATCTGACCGCGTCCCGCCAGCTCCTCATGAAATGGCGGCCGTGAACTAACCTCACCATCGCTGCATCCACGCATTCAGCCCACCGGGTCGGTCCCCTCAGGCCAGCACCCGGTGGGCTGTTTGCGTTCTAGCGGTAGGTCTTCGGAGTCGGCGGCGGCAAGCGTCGCATCGCTTCGGCTTGTGCAGCCGATTTCCGACGGCTGCGGATGACGAACGGGACGAGGATGGCAACCGCGACGAAGCTGACGACGATCTCCGCCGCCGAGGTGCTCCCCATCCGGATGCCTACCAGCGCGCCGTACGCGCCGACGAGGATCGCCGCCACCGATATGAGTATCCGCCGGGCCTTTACCTGATCTGCTGTCGCCATGTCGTCCGCCCTTTCCACGCGCGTCTCACGCGCGAGTTGATGTTATCCACAGTGACACGAGGTTACGCCCCGTGACACGTCTCCGCAGGTCAGACAGGGTTTCCACCTCTCTGACCTGCACCGATAAAACCCCACTTGGGTCATGGATCACATGCTCCAAGTAACGCCCTTTCGGCTGGTCAGAGCGCACGAGGCAGCCGGGCCACGCGCGTCCCACGCGCGATCTCGCCCAGAACCGAGTGCGTAACCACCGGCGCCGAGGCGTGCACGTACATGTCGATGGTGAACGACGTACGGGCGTGGCCGAGGTTGCGGGAGATGTCGGCCGGGTTGGCGCCGAGCTCGAACAACCACGACGCGTAGGCGTGGCGCAACTGGTGAACCCCGAAGCCGGAGATCCCCACCGTCGCGCACAAGCGCGTCCACTCCCACTCCCACGAACCCCGCCCCATCGGCCGGCCCGTGCGCGACGTCACCACCAGACCCTCGGCCCCGAAGCGCCGACGCGCCAGATGGTCGCGGATGGCGTCGAGCACGGCGGACTCGACCGGCACCAACCGCTTGCGTTGTCCCTTCGGGGCCACGAACCCTTCCCGGCCGTGGTGCCACTCACCCTCGACGAAAACGTGATCCTTCGGATGCGTCTTCAACTGGCGGTCGATCGTCAACAAGCCGCGGTCGAAGTCGATCCGGTCGACCGTCAACCCGCGCATCTCACCCGAGCGCAGACCGGCGCCGAGGGCGAGGTGCAAGGCGACGGTCATGTGCTCGGGTGCGTGCTCGAACAAGGCGGCGACCGTCTCGCGCTCGGGTGCGTCCACCACCACCCGCTCGACGCGCGGTGCCTCGACGACGGCGACCGGGTTGGTGGCGATCATCCGATCCCGTACCGCTTCCGACATCAACTGCGAGAGCAGCTGCTGCGCGTGGGCCACCGTCCGCGGCGCGTAACGCACCAGCATCGCGTCACGCCACCGTTCCACCATCGCCGCGTCGACATCACGTAGACGTCGAGGCCCGAACGTCGGTGCGAGCATGGTCCGCCATTTGCGCCGGTACTGCTCACGGGTGCCGACCGAGCGCCACGACCGGCGAGTCAGCCACGTCTCCCACCAGTCGGCCATGAGGGTGCGGCTCAACCGTGGGTCGATACCGACGCCGGCGTGTAGCGACGCTTCCTGTGATACCAGCCACGTTTTCGCGTCGCGCCGGTTGTCGAAGGTCGCCGTGCGCGTCCCCCGCGGGCCGGGAGCGAACCGGTAGCGGGCCTGATAGCGACCGGAAGCGAGATGGCGGATCCCGTTCGACTCAGTCATGGTGTCCCCGAGCCGTCGGTAGGGGCTAGCTCGGTTACGTGCCAGTGGTCCCCATGGGCGAGTGCGAGCCAGTCGGTCCCGAACTCCTCGCGTAGCTGATCCGCCACGTAGTCGGCCTGTCGCTGGCTCGTGAATCGCGCATCCCGCCCCTGGCAATCGGGTGCCCCCCAATCGGCGTTAGAGGTCACGTCACCTCCCCGTTGCCGTGGGCGTCCATCCACTCGTCGACCCGATCCTTGTAACGCTTGTGTGCCGCCTGTACCGAGATCTCGAGGATCTCGGCGATATTGGCCCACGACACGCCCTCACGGCGGGCCTGGACGACGGCCTGGAAGCGTTCCTCGTCGACGCGGCGCTGTCGCCGCGCGAGGTCACGCATCCAAGTCCGCCAGTCGTCGATGTGGCGTCGACGCGCCACCAGGTTCTCCCGTTTCGTTGAAACCTTCGGAACGTGCAGGTTACGCGATCTTCGCACTGGGTAAGGCCTTTCGGATGGCGGGCTTCAACGTTGGTTGACATTGCACACTGACCGGGTCGGATATGTCAAGAACCAATCGGTTCTCAACCTAGGTTGACGCACCCCGGTTCGGGTGACCCGTCTTGACAACGTTGTCGCACGTCAGGCGATTGTTGTGTCACAAGAGGTAACACTCTGCGAGTTGGCCTTGTCACAGGCCATAACAGGTGCCAAAGTTGACGTAACCCCGAGCCCCCAGACCCCGGACTCGTCGACCAGGTTTTGCGGATTGGGAGGAGACCCCCGTGGAGGCTGCTGCTTTGTCGCGCCCCGAACGAAAGACTGGTTTCACCGACACCCGAGGTGCCGCTGAATACCTCGACATGACCGAGCACGCCCTACGCATGCGCCGGTCCAGGGGTAACGGTCCGCCGTTCCACAAGCGAAACGGCATCGTCCGCTACTTCTACGCCGAGCTCGACGCGTGGATGCTCGGGCAGCAGTGAGCACACTCACCGATCCGGCGACCGAGGTGCTCGACTTCGTGCGCGACCAATGGGGCCGCCCGCTCATCGTGCCCGTGGGCGGCGGGAAGCCGATCGCCTACACCCGCGCCAGCGCGGCGGCGAAGACGGTGGAGGACACGTTCAACCTCGAGATGTGGGCGCGCCGCAATGTCGTCTTCGGCATGGCCCGCGATCCCTCGCTCGTGGCTCGGGTGATCGCCCTCGGCGGCGACCCGTCGACGTGGGACAAGGCGAAGAAGAACGCGGCCAACAAGATCCACGAGGCGGCCGCCGAGGTCGCCCTGGCGAACAAGGCTGCCGACATCGGCACGGCCGTGCATCGCATGACCGAGATCGTCGACCGGAACCTGCCGCTGATCGCTGGGCCCTACGAGGCCGATATCGAGGCCTACGTGAACGCCGTGGCGGCGGCCGGTTTGATGGTCGACCCGCGCTTCATCGAGTGCCGCATGGTGTGCGACGAACTGCTCACCGCCGGCACACCCGACCGCATCCTTCGCTCGGCCGACGGCCGGAACATAATCGCCGATCTGAAGACCGGCGGGTCCGTCGACTACGGCGGGCTCGGGTGGGCGGCGCAACTCGCCGCCTACGCCCACGGTTCGCTCTACGACGTCGAGCACGGCGAGCGGCTCGACACGCCGCCGATCGACCACGCGACGGGCATCATCGTCCATCTGCCCGCCGGCAAGGGCGTGTGCACGCTCTACGAGATCGACCTCGTCGCCGGCTACCGCGCCGCCCAACTCGCCAACGAGATCCGCGCCGTGCGCCGCGAGGCGAAGCGCTGGATCACACCGCTCGTGACAGCGTCGCCGGTCGACGACGCGCAGCGACGTCATCCCTCGGCCGGCGATGTCGTCGAACGGCTCGGCCAGGGTCACGACGAGGGCGACACGATCGACGACGAGCGTTACACCAAGGTGCGCGCCCGCTACGAGGCGCTGTCGCCGGCCGCGCAGTTCTGGGCGGCGACGATCGAGGCCGAGGCGCGCCGTGCCGGTGTCGGCTTCCGGCTGAAGGACGCACGCAGCTACCGCCGCTACTGGCTCTACGCCGCGCTGATCCTGCTCGCCGAGGGAGGCGTCGACGATCCCGACGCCGTGCGCGCCCTCGTTGCTCGAGCAACGGACTCGGACGCGCCGTTGTTCCCGACGATCACCGTCGGACATGCCGTCGGCGCCATGGGCGCCGACGAGGCGAAGGCCTTCGTCACCGCGGCGGCCGATCTCTGCGCCGGCCGGCTGAAGGCGTCGATCGACGTCGACGGCGTGATGCTGCTCGTACCCGTCTGACCCAAGTACAAGCGAAAGGACAAGCCATGCCATTCAACGACCCCGGAAGTCTCGACAAGTTGCCGCTCGACGACCTGCTCGACGCCCTGCTCATGCTCGATGTGCACGAGCAGATGGAGGAGATCCCGACGACGTTCGGCCCGGCGTCGCCGATCCGCGCCGACGTGTTCGTGCTCGACGGCGCGCACAAGGGCGACCAGTACGTCGACGCCTTGATCTTCCCGCGGGTGCTGATCGGACAGCTGCGCGGCTCGGTCGGCCAGAAGGTGCTCGGGCGCCTCGGCAAGGGCCAGGCGAAAGCGGGACAGTCGGCGCCGTGGAAGCTCGACGTGGCGACCGCGGCAGACCGCGCCGTCGGCGAACGCTTCGAGGCCTACCACGCCCAGCGCGTCGCGGCGACGGCCGTGGTCGATGAGGAGCCGTTCTGATGGTCGGTGAGCGCGATCACGGCAAGGAAGGCGAGCGCATCGTCGAGCGACTGCTGCGCTATGGCGGATGGGAGATCATCGAAACCCAACCGATCGCGCACGGCCATCACCTCGACCTCCTCGGCAAACATCCCGATCACGACGAGACGCTGTTCGAGGTCAAGGTGTGGGCCGACCCCAAGGTCGTCGGCACCGACAACGTCAAGAAGGCGATCGCCGACGCCTACGACCTGCGGGCCGCGGGTGAGCAGCGACCGTACGTGCTCGTGCTCTCGCACGAGTTGGCCGGGCTCCATCAGATGATGCTCAGCCGGGCGATGGCAGCCGACGTCATCACCGACGTGTGGGTTCTGGCGCTCGTGCCCATGACGCGCCCGGTACTGCTGTGACGCCGGCCCTGCTCGATCTCATGGAACACGAGAAGGTGATCGAGCAGGGCGGCGCGGCCGAAGACATCGAGTGGTGCCTCGCCCGCATCCGCGAAGGTGAGAAGTACCGAGCTGCCGGATACGTGACCTTCGAGGGTTACCTCCGCGATCGCTGGGGGTTGTCGTGAAGCGGCGATGCGCGGGCTGCTCGGCCGTCATCGACGGGCGACCGAATCGGATCTACTGCTCGCCGAAATGCAGTGCCCGAGTACGGGTCGCAAGGGCCCGAAACCCGTTACAAACTGTTACGGGTTTCGGGCCCGTCGAGACCGTGATCGAGGGCACGAACGGCGTGCTGATTGCTGAGGTCGCCCGCCTTAGTTACCTGGGCGGGCCCGATACGACCGTGCTCGATACGACCTACGGACGCGGTTCGTTCTGGACGTGCTACCGGCCGCCCGGGCTCGTACGCACAGTGAGTGACTTCCGGCAGCTCCCACATCCCGACGCCTCGGTCGAGGTCGTCGTGTTCGACCCGCCCTACATCTCGACGGGGAATCGCGCGACGTCGTCGATCGACGACTTCTACGACCGCTTCGGACTCGGCGAGTTCAGGGGCTGGCGGGAGATCCGTCGGCTCATCGACGACGGGCTGGCCGAGTGCGCTCGTGTCCTGGCGCCTCGTGGGCGTGTGTTCGTCAAGTGCATGGACTACGTCGAGTCGGGTCGCAAGGTGTGGAACACCTTCCACGTCTACGACGAGGCCGAGCAACTCGGGCTGCGGCTCGTTGATCGGTTCCATCATCTGACCGGCGGCGGACCGCAACCGAAGGACAATCTCGACGGGACACCACGCGAGCAGCGCACCGCCAGGGAGGTGACGTCGATGCTGCTCGTGTTCACCAAGTGACCAACTCGTCGAAGAGAAAAGGCGACCTCGCCGAGCGGGAGGCGGCGACGTTGATCGCCGACCTGCTCGGCGTGCCGGTGCGGCGCAAGCTGGGCGCCGGGCGCCTCGACGACGAGGGCGACCTCGACGGCGTGCCCAACACGACCGTCCAGGTCGTCTCACGATCCTCCGACGTCGTCGCCGTGGCCCTCGTACGCAAGCCGCTCGAAGCCGACGCTCAGGCGGTCGTGGCCGGCACGACGTTCGCGGCGACGTTCGTGCGGATCCGCGGCGGGACGTGGCGCGTCGTGTTGACACCGGCCGCGTGGGCGACCTACTGGCGCGAGGCGACATGACCCCCAACGCCGATTTGGGGACACCCACCGGTCTGGCCTTGCTCCATGAGAAGGCGCTTCGATGGGCGTGCTGGTCGTGGGCCGACAGCAGGCACTATCCCGAACCTGACTGCCCGACAACCAGTGAGTTCGCGACCGTGTCGCGATCGTTCGGTTATGAACCGTGGGCGCCCCCTAACGACGGGTCGCGGGCATGACGTGCGACCAAGGCAACGCCCGATTCACGAGCCAGCGACAGGCCGACTACGTAGCGGATCAGCTCCACGAAGAGTTCGGGACTGACTGGCTAGCGCTCGCCCACGACGATCACTGGCACGTCCACGAGCTATCCCCTAACGACGGTTCGGGGACGCCATGACCGCCCGTCTCCTCGTCGGCGACGTCAACGAGCGCATCGGCGAGATCCCCGACGGCACGGTGGACGCCGTCATCTGCTCGCCGCCGTTCCTCGCCCTCCGCAAGTACGGGGGCGACGACGCCGAGATGGGTTCGGAGGCGAACCCGGCCGCGTTCATCGACGCCCTGCTCGACCTCACCGCACAGTTTCGCCGTGTCCTCGCCCCGCACGGCTCCATCGCCATCGAACTCGGCGACACGTACAGCGGACCACAACCGCCCTATCGATACACGGCAGAGCATCAGCCGGACTCACGCATGGGCGGCTCGCATCGTGTTGCTCTTGACGGTTTTTCCGGTAACGAGGTGATGGGTGAAGCGAACATTACGGGACGGACCGGCAACGGTTGGCCGCTTGCCAAGTCGCTCGCCGGTATCCCCGAGGCATACATGCTGTCACTCGCCTACGGCCACAACGTCCTCAACCGCCACGCACCCGATAGCCCGGCGGGACGGTGGCGGGTCCGCAACGTCGTCGTCTGGGCCCGCCCCAACCCGCCCGTAGGCGCCCTCGGCGACAAAGTCCGCCCGGCCACCTCGTACATCACCGTCGCCTGCACCTCCGCGAAACGATGGTTCGACCTCGACGCGGTGAGGACGCCACCCGGCCCGATGGGCGGCAGCGCCACCCCTGGTCCGCGCAAGGTGACCGGCTCCCGTCAAGACGACGGGCTGCCGCACATCACGAACAATCACGAGGCCGGTGCGCCGCCACTCGACTGGTGGGAAGACGACGACCCCACCGGACACGCCGCCCTCGTCCTCCCCACCCAGCCCTACCCAGGCGCCCACTACGCCACCTGGCCACCCACCCTCGCCAAACGCCTCATCGAAATGCTCTGCCCGCTCCGGGTTTGCACCGTGTGCGGGGAACCGTCGAGACGGATCGTCGGCGAAGCCGAGTATGTGCAGTCACGCAATGGGGGAGCACCCGCCGTGCTGGACATGCGCGAAGGGGTCATCGCTGCGCCTGGCGTTCGCAACTGGTCCGCCAACGGAGCCGCCAAAGGGGATAACGGCGTCACCCGCAACGCCCCGACCGTCGGCTGGACTGATTGCGGGCACAACGCCCGGCGCAACGGCCACGTCCTCGACCCGTTCGCCGGCTCCGGCACCACCCTCGCCGTCGCCCACGGCTGCGGCCGAGACGCCACCGGCATCGAGCTCTACGAAAACAACGGACTCCTGATCCGAGATCGCCTTGGAATGTTTTTGGAGGTGAGCTGATGGCGGCCAAAATCGTCGCCTATCCGCCAGCGTTGGTCGAGCGTGTGACGACGCTCTATGGCTCCGGGCTCACTCAAGCAAAGATTGCTGCCGAGATCGGGCGGTCGCAACGATTCGTCTGGTGTGTGATGAAGCTGCACCAGATCCAGGCACGTCCGGCAAGCGTTCCGGTGGGCCGCGTCCTTGGTCCCCTGTCGCCCGGGTGGAAAGGGGACGAGGCGAAATACCTGGCGCTACACACTCGCCTCTACCGACGCCGAGGCAAGCCTTCATACTGCGCCGCGTGCGATAGCCGCGATCCTGCAGGTGATTACGAGTGGGCGAACCTGACGGGGCGTTACGAGGACCCGTCTGACTTCGTTCGTCTGTGTGTCCGTTGCCATCGGCGCCTTGACGCTGCGTGGCGCCGATGAACCACCTCGCCAACGCCGACCTGATCGCCGACCGCATGGGGATGTTCCTCGAGGTGGTGGCGTGAGTGCCCGACGGCTACCCGCGGTCGGATCACGGCGCCGGCTATGTCGACCGTGTGTGCGCGACGTGCGGCGCCTCGTGGGTCGGCCTGATCGACGCCGGGTGCTGGTGGTGCGAGGCCGCCGTCGAGCGCCTGAGGGCGGCACAGCGCGCCGTGCTGCTCGATCCGCCGTGGCTGGCTACCAGTGCCGGGCACCCGCGTTACGACGCCCTGGACGAAACAGGCAAGGCGGTGTGGGACCGCACCCGCGGGCAGAGCCGTGGCGTCGACGCCGTCACGACATGGATCGGCCGGCTGGAGCGGGGAGTCGCCGCCGGGCTGATCGGGGAACAGGAAGCACGCCGAGCGATTCGAAGGGTCACCAGATGAACGAACCCACGACCGACGACCTGCTGGCCCTCTTCGACGAGCTGCGATCCCGACGGACCGCGGCGAAGCCCGTCGCCGAGGGCGAGTGGCCGACGCCGCTCGTGGACTGGGTCGAGGCCTACGGACGGGGCGACGACCCCGCCCGCTGGCTCGCCGAGCCGCTGTTGCCCGACGCCGGTTCGGTGGCCGTGTTCGCCAAGGGTGGCACCGGCAAGTCGCTGCTCGCCCTGTGGATAGCGGCCGGCCTCGCCACCGGCCTCGGCCTCGTCGGGCCCCTGGAGGCGGTCGAGGTGCTCTACCTCGACTACGAGATGACACTCGACACCGTCGTCGAGCGGCTCGTCGACATGGGCTACGACGAGCCCGAGGCGCTCAAACGGCTCCACTACGCCTCCCTGCCGTCGCTGGCGCCGCTCGACACCGCCGAGGGTGGCCGGGCGGTGGTCGGCATGGCGAAAGGCCTCGGGGCGCGCCTGGTGGTGATCGACACCTTCGGGCGCGCCGTGGACGGCGAGGAGGACAAAGCCGACACCGTGCGGGCCTGGTATCGCTGGACGGGGCAGTTGCTCAAGATGGCGGGCGTCGCCTTCCTGCGGATCGACCACGCCGGCAAGCACCTCGAGAACGGCCAGCGGGGTTCGTCGGCCAAGAACGACGACGTCGACGTGGTGTGGGAGATGACCGAACGCGGCCACGGCGAGTTCCTGCTGCGGGCCACGAAACGGCGCGTCTCGTGGGTCGACGAGCGCATCGTCCTACGCCAGACCGACGTCAACGGCGTGCTCGGCTACCGGTGGGACAGCGGCTCGGTGACCTACCTCACGGGCACGGCCGAGGTGGCCGATCTGCTCGACCGACTCGACGCGCCGATCGGGATCTCCCGCCGTCGGGCGATGGCTCTCCTGCGTGCCGAAGGCCACGGCAAGGCGAACAACATCATCGCCGACGCCTTGCGCTGGCGGCGTGAGGCGGCTGAGTACCACCTTCAGTACCAGTCAGTCGCGGGTTCTGAGGCGTCCCGAGTACCCGATGTCAGTACCGGTACGAATCCCCAGCAAGTACCACCCCAGTACCAGTCAGTACCACTTTCCGGGCCTAAGGGTCCTCCACCCCACACCCCTGTAAGGGGTGGGGAGGACCAGGCCGTCCCCGGACTGTTCGACGAGCTACCGGAGGAGTCGTGACCATGCCCACAAACGCCGATTTGGGGATACCTCCTGACGTTGCATGGTGGTTCAACGAGGCGGTGAGCCTGCTGCGTGAAGCCCGCCTCCACGTGGCCGCGGCCACCTCCCTCGCTGAGGAGATCGACGAGAGCCTGCCTTCGATACAGACGGCCCTTGTGAATGCCGTCTCGGGTCGTTTGGTGCAGGTGGGGTGGTGGGTGCTCGACGAGTTCAGACCCGAGGATATGACGGAGTCTCAATGGGAAACAGAACGTCTGACCTCATTGGCGGTGACAGCGCAGGAGGGCGGACTCGCTCCCAACTGGGTGGATCGTGTGCGGCCAGTCTTTGTCCGCACCCTGCCCCCTAACGACGGCTCGGGGACACCATGAAAGCCGTCCTCGCCGCCCTCACCGTCGCCGTCCTGCTCTACCCGCGCGCCGTCGACGTCGCTCACGCGGACGCCGTCCCCGTCGACGCCGGCGCCATCGCCCCCGCCGTGCGACTCAGCAACCTCGAGCCCGAACCGGAACCTGACCTGGTCGCCCCGCCCGGATCCCGCTGCCCCGAGCTCTACCCGGTCGCCGTCGAGCACTGGCCCGGCGCCGCCGAGCACTGGCCGGTGCTCGACCGGATCTTCTGGCGGGAGTCACGCTGCCACCCGTGGGTAGTCAACCGCTACGGCTGCATCGGCGTGATGCAGATTTGCCGGGGGAACCATGCCCGCCTCGGTGTCACCCGCTACGAGCTACAGGACGCCGGCACCAACATCGCCGCCGGCTACCAGCTCTGCCTCGAGCAGACGGCGCGCGGCCGGTCATGTTGGCGACCTTGGTGGCTGGGACGGTGGCGGCCATGATCGCCGTGTGGGTCATCGCGATCGTCGGCGGATGGTGCGCTGTGATCGCCCTACGCCGCAGCGTGCACCGCGCCCACGTCTTCGACGGCCTCGTCGACTACCGCAGCGAACGACGCCGACGCGACCCGCTGGACGGTGAGACATGACCCTGCCCCCCAACGACGACGACCTGAACGACGTCACCGCGTCACCCGACGATGTCGCCTACGAGTGCGGTTGGCATGACGGGATCGATTACGGCTACCGGCTCGCCGAATGCGAGCTGACGTGCCCGCGATGCGGGGTGAGTTATGCCGCGGCTACTTGACCTGTTCTGCGGTGGGGGTGGCGCGGCGATGGGCTACCACCGCGCTGGGTTCGACGTCGTCGGGGTCGACGTCGTGCGTCAACCTGATTACCCGTTCTCGTTCGTGCTCGGCGATGCGCTCGCCTACCCGTTGCATGAGTTCGACGTGGTCCACGCGTCGCCGCCGTGCAAGCCGTTCACGTCGGCCGGCAACAAGGACCGCGGTACGGCGCGCCTGTTCGACCCGCACAGCGACTGCCTGACACCGACACTCGCCCGCCTCGCCCGGCTGACCGTGCCGTGGATCGTGGAGAACGTCGTCGGCGCACCGATGCCCGCCGACTCGGTCACCTACTGCGGCTCGTCGTTCGGGCTCGCCGTGCGCCGTCACCGGCTGTTCGCATCGAACGTCACCCTCACCGCGCCACCGTGCGAACACGACGACACCCCGCGTTACCAGTCGCTCGAATGGGCCGCTCGCAAAGTCGGCAAACTCGCCTCGGTCGTAGGGGTACAAGGGGCGTTGCAAGGCGGTACCGACACCCTCGAGCTACGCCGGTGGGCTATGGGGATCGACTGGCTACCGAACGACCGACTCACCCAAGCCATACCGCCCGCCTACACCGAACACATCGGCCGACAAATAATCGGCGCGTTATGACCCTTGTCGCTGTTGATACATCTTCGCTTGGTAGTCGCTCAACGCCTCGGTGCACGACGCACACAGCGGCTCGCCCTTCCGCATGTGACGGCGAGCGGCGGCGTACGTACCGCACGGCTGAACAACGCGAGCAGGACCGCCCCGAAGGCGGTCCCGGCGCATCGCGTATCTCGAACGTTCCGATTCGGTCATACGGCACCGCGAGCCATGTCGAAGATGGTCCCGGTCCGCATGACTTCGACCGAGAGGGCGTCGAGCACTTCGTCGGTGGCGCCGGCATCCTGCGCCGCCATGAGCGCCTCTTCGGCTGCGAGGAAAGCGGCTTCGGCGGTGCGGGTCGTTGTCATGCCCTCATTCAATCACATTCCGCACACACTGTCAAGCACATTCCGCACGTAGCCCCTAACGGCGGTTCCGCGCCATGAAGCGCACCACCTGGCGATGCAGGGATTGTGGCTACGTGCCGTCAGCGTTGAGCATCGGCAAGAGCGGGCCGAAGGCGATGACGTGCCCGCGCTGTCGCGGTGACTTCACTTGGACCCTGCCCCCTGACGACGGTGGTGAGGCATGATCTCGCCCACCCGCGCTGAGATGGCGCCCGAGATCATCGACCTAGTGCGCGAGCTACGCGAGACGCTTGGTCTGTTCGCTGGCGCGATGCCGATCTCACCGAAAGAAGCGTGGGAGGAAGCAATCAGGGAAGTCGTGCGGCTGCGACGGATCGAGCACGCCCGCTATGTCGCCTGGGTATCCCCTACCGACGGTTCGAAGTCATGAGCCGCGCCGTCATCGACGACCACGTCCGCATCGCCCTCCACGACCTCGCCACCATCTACGTCGCCGGCAGCCTCTACGACAACGCAACCGTCTACGCCCACCTGTACCGAACCCGCGACCACCTCGACGCCGCCCTCGCCATCCTCGAGCAACCATGACCCGCCCCGACCATCGCACCCTGCAAGCCGCCTACACCCTCGAGCAACTCGCCCCCGACGTGACCGCCGCACTCACCAACCTGCACCGCGAACGAGCCATCTGCGACGGCTACACCGCCGGCATCGGCAGTGGACGAGGAACCTCCGACAGCTCCACCACCGAAGCCGCCGCCCTCCAAGCCGACCGGCTCGACACCCGCGCCCAACGGATCCGCAACGCCATCGCCGACATCGAACGCGACATCCACCACCTGAGCCGCCTCACCCGCGACTCACTCGGACTACGAGCACCGGTCACCGTCGCCCGCTGCCGGGACAACCACACCGGCAGGCAAGGCGCCATCGAATGGGGCGACCCCACCTGCGAGAACCTGCCCGACAAAGCCGGGCTGTGTGTCGCCTGCTACCACCGGGAACGCCGCTGGCGCCAAGCCCACGGCCTACCGGCACGAGAGATAGAACCAGCAGCATGACCACCCACGAGTTCTTCGTGTACGCCGATGCCGTCATGGCCGGCGCCTGGCTTCGGTACCTGATGATCCGGTGCCGGCGATGATCGCCGCCACCGCCGTCCAAGCCGAACTCACCGCCTACTGGAACACCCGACGCCCCGTGCAACCGGAAACCGGGCGTGCAACCTGGCCCCTGACGTGCAGCATCCTTGATATCCACAGGGAGAAGTACTACCGTGCCCGCCAGTCTGGCGACGAGCAACCCTGATGGGTGCCTTCCCCGAGGTGACCGAGGTGCAACGTGTGCACCTGGAACCAGGCGACATCATCGTGCTCCACCTTGACCGACGCACGACGCAAGAGCGGGCGGATGACATCAAGGTGCAGGCCGAGGCGATCTTCGCGCCGCACAAGGTCATGCTCGTCACCGGCATTGAGATCACCACCGTGGCGCAGCACCCCGTGACTGACTGACTGATGAGTCAGGTCGCACCCTTCCCTGTCGCCGGCGCAGCAC